CGTTTATCGCCAGATTGAGTTTCCCCCGAGGGTACAACACTGCGGTCGTTGCGTTCCAAGTCATAGGGGGTCGGTCAGTTCTTCGATTACCCGCCCGACCATCGTCTTCCGAGCCTTCGCAATGGCCTTCAGTTTCTCGGCAACCGAGGGCAGAACATAGATGGTCATCTGCTTCCGCTTGACGGGGGAGGGCTTCCTGCCCGAGTTGGGACGATGACCGCCCCAAGAGTTATTTCTCATTGCTTAAGACCTGCTTTAAATGCCTTCATCACTAACTGGGGAATCAACAATTCCACCTTGTCACGAGGCAGCCCGAATATTAAATCTCTGGAGCATTTCACTCTTACTGCCCTATTCTCATTTGGGGAATCATCATACGCATAAACGATATGCAGATTGAGGTCGTCATCAAGTTGGATTCCGAGGCGGTCGTGCCCATTGTATAAATACTTTGCCCCACGTGTGAACCATACTTTCGGCTCAAAACAAGACGGCTCTTCACATATGGGATGATTCCAGCACCACTTAGCCTTGCCGAACACACCATCAAGATGGAAGTCGTATTCTAACCATAGTGCCAACGTAGCAGGGGTAAATGTCTTTGGAGCGTTTGGGTTCATTGCTTGTCCTCCTTGTTGTTCAATTTCTTCAGTTCGTCCAATATCTCCCATAACGCATAACCAATCATTCCCAATAGGGTGTAGATGAATATGTCCATATGTCAATCATTTTCCGCAAAATTAACGAATTAATCTTGATTTTGCAAAGGGGTTTTCAAGGAGGGGGAAGAAAAACCTCCCCAGAGGTGGGGAGGTAGGGCAGGAGGTTAGGGGTTTAAGTGACTGACTTATTTCACTACGAAATACCTCTCGGCATTGCGGATGACATAGCAACGTGAGCAGAAATCCCCGTATGCAACGGAAGAATAATCTGCACCACCATAGTAGAAATAATTCCTTCCTGCATATTTGACCACAAGGTCACCGCCCTTTGTCAGCCACGCCTGCATATCCCTTGTGCAATAGGCATAGTTTTTAGTTGTTATAGTGCTGCCAACTTTCGCAGGGTGTGTGCCAAATGAGTTGTCATGCCATATCTCAAAGAAATTTATTCCGTCCCATGTCGCTATGACCCTTCCAAGATGTTGCTGCATGAGCAACTCGTTTTGGGCCTCGGTTGATGCTTGGTTTTCCCTTGTCACGCATAGCAAGGCAGGACTATTAGCATCACGCCTTGATTGTGCAGCAGCACAATAGGTAGTCCCTGCAAAGTTGAAAGGAAGAACTTCGTGAGCCACCTCAATATCGGAGAATCCTCCGTCCTCAAGTCTATTAATCGCATACAATGCACCGACACCGGAGTTATCCGAACCGAAAACTATCCTATCCTTGAATGGATAGCCGTTCACCACCTGCATATAGGATATTTGTGGGAGGATGAGTTGTTCTCGGATGGGAAGGCAAGTCCAATCCGCATCCCCTGCCTGCATTCCCTTATCGGTATAGAACAAGTTGCGGTTAGTCTCTCCGACTATTACCCAAATAGTATCGCTATAAGGGTCTATCATTATTCCATGCGTGTGTGACTGATAAGAAGTGCCGTCAGTCCCCTCGTCAATATGGTTTCTTGTTTGGAACACCTCTTTCCAATTGACACCGCAATCATCGGAGAACCAGACCCTTCCCCAATCATCGTGCAGATTGTCTCTTGAGCCATATTCGGTCATCAAAACCTTCTTTCCATAGACTTGCAGAGACCAATCATACATATTCGCTGACACATAGGCTGTGCCACCATCCGCAAGTTGATGTGTGCCGATTACCCTGCTTGTTTCTCCGTCAATATCACTTCCGGTGCAGATAGCAGCGGAAGTCCTATCGGTTGAAATCCTTATCGCACCGAGATACCTGTTGAACAATGTATGCCCTTGCGAATCGGTAGAAGGTTGGGAATTGTCCGTATACACGCACCCCACTATGAGACTTCCGTCAGCACATTCCTTCACTACGCAAATGTCATTGATGGAAATATTGCTGATTGTGATGCCACCATCAACATTATTGTCGCTGCCTTTGAAGATGCTTTCAAAAGTGACGAAATCGGATGTGGATTCCAAGTGTACCCTATTCGCATTGCCTTGCGAACCTCCGTAACTTGATGGGAAGAAACACACATAAAACTTGTCATCTTCGCCCTTCCCGACAATCTTACGAAGGTATCCGGCTTCCGGTACGAAATTGATTTCCTCTCCTATGTTCCCATCCAATATCCCGTCCTCTATGAAACGAGCATCCTCAAGGTTTTGATACTGGGCGAAACTATTGTTGGCATCAAAGTAAGGGGCATCGGATGCTCCTGCTTGCGTATGCTCCAACAATTTCGGAGAACTGACAATGTTCTTGAACCGCATAGTCCCGACTGACACAATGCCTTTCGCCCTGCTTGACACCATCTCCCTCATTGTCGAAAATTCTAACTTTTCAGCGAAAGGATTGTTCTCCTGCCCATAGATGTGGAAAATTGTGTTCTTCGCATATCCCGTCCTTTGGCAGACAACCGCCTTGGCAGCACCAATCGGGATGTATGACCTATTCGCATAGGTTTGTCCTCCCTGCACTTCGGGGAAAGCAACGTGACGGATTATGTATTCATCCGATGCGGTCAAATAAGTGATAAGAGCAACCGAGGAAGTCGTACCCGAAGGCAGATAAGTGGAGAAGTCAATGAACAACTTTCCTGCAACATCCAGAGTTCTGCTGCACCATATATTGTTCCCGGGCAAGAATGTCTGGCTATCATAATCGTAGTATGTGTTATCGGTGTTGATGCCGAAACGCATATATTCATCGGTGCAAGTCAGATGTTCCGGAAGATTGGCTACCTTCCAAATCGTATGTTCCTTTGATGCATCGAAAGAGAGCATCAAATAGCAATCTTTTTGGGCATACAAATGGTATGTCTTTTCTTCCGAACCATCGGGATTGATTGCCACCTCTCCGAGTACACCTCCTTCGGTGCAAAATGCGGATACGGGTCTATTCGGGACGGGAGTACAACTGATGAACAAAGTCTCTCCTGCTTTCAGCGACACAGGTGTTGTGACAACAAAATTGGTATTGCTTGTTGCCGTCTTTACCGGATAATCGCCAAGTCCCGACAAAAGGAAGTATCCTGCTTGTTCGGTAGGAGTAATCGGGATATATCCCAAGTTCTTGTTTTTCCTCTGCCACTCTGCGATGTCCAAGATAGCATCATCAATGGTTTTGAACTTTTCGGGGATGGTCTCATAATAGTTGCTCCCATCAAGATATACCGCAGACGGGGAGAAATCAGTACCCGAAGATGAAACACTTACAAGCAGATATTTCGCATCCGAGGGGATAGTTCCGGAAACTATTCGAGGCCCAGTTATCACTGACCTTTGGGAGTTTGTGGCGTACTCCACTGCTGCCCCGAAAGTCGGTTTGCTCTTTAGGAACGCATATATAGTGTTTCCGTACTGAGCCGAATTGCCGACTATCTTGTAAGGTATATTCGGAGTGACATCAATACAAGCGGAAAACGCATTGCTATCAGTAAGTATACCGGATGAATTTAATATGCCGATGATATTGTTCTGCCCTGCATTAACTCCATTCACGATGTTCTGCAACTGAATGAGGTCGGCATTCTGCTTGTCATCGGTTTCTTTGATTTTAGTTATTTCCCCCTTCCTTGAAACTACCACATCTCCGGAATAAAGGCTCTTTTCCGTAGATATGACAACATAGCATTCTTCAGTAGCAGTCCATTCGACATCCTCTTGGGAATGTGTGGAATAAAACAATATCCTGCTATAACTGCCGTTATCATATTTGGCGATAGCAGCCACATTGATACCCGTAGCCGATGCACCTCCGGTAAAAGACAAAATGTCCCCGACATACATCTTTATGGGATTGCTCCGCTTATAAGCAGCATTGGTTGAGACTGACGAGCCGTTGTAAATCATTCCGTCAGTCCAAGTGACGTTTATTGTGTCTTCCTTCGCTAAAAGGTAGTCCTCTAACTCATCCACTTTTTGTCCCAACTGCCCGACCTCCTCCTTGCTCGCTGCCGGACTCACGACCTTGCTCCAAGCCGTCCCGCCCCACACAAGCAGCGCCACCTCATCATCATTCACCACGATGTTCCCGAAATTGGAGTACGTTCCCGCTGCCCCTGCGAGGTAGTACGCCTTCCCTTCGGGAGTTGTGGGGTTTGTTGTCGGGGTCGCCACCCCGAGGAAGGTGTAGCCTTCCCCAAGGACATCCACCATCTCGTTCAAGACATCGTTGAGAATCGCCCCCGTTATCGCTTGCTGACCATTGGTGTTTATCGAAGCATCAATGGTCGCCTTCAGTGCTGAGTAATCTGCCATATCTTTTTTGTTTTAAATATATCTCTTAATGACTTTGTAAATTTCCCTTCGCCACCCGATGAGGGCGAGAATCAATATTGCCCAAAATGCCCGCAGACGGACTTTCTTCCACCAACCCAAGGGTTGCTCCACTTTCTTCTCAATCGTGCGTTGTACGGCAATTGTGTCAATCTGGTGGCGGATTATCGTGTCGTGTTGCACCCGAACCCGCTCCCGCCATCGGTCTCGGTACTCCGTTATCTTGATCGTGTCCCCTGCGACCCGCTCCTTTATCCAGATGGAGTCCCTATGCACCACACTATCCCGAAGGTAGGCCGTCACGTAGGTCGTGTCCCTCTGCACCTGCACCCGCTCAATTATGCGGGGGGAGCAACTGACAAACAATAGGCAAATGGTAACAAGATGTAACCGGTTCATTGGAAAAACTATTGTGTGACGATTCTCCATATTGCGGTCGCTATAGCATCGGCAATCCTCTGCTTGGTTGATTCCAGGAGGAGCCATGAGCATTCCTCCCTGTTGTCGTAAAAGTAATTCTCCAGGAGCACAGCCGGACACCTCGTCTTTGTGAGGATGTAGAAATTGGCTTCTATGTCCCGATCTCCATCTGACAGGTCTCTCCGGATCTTCCGGTCAGGGAAGTTCCAGGAAAAGACATCGTAGAAGGTCTCGGCAATCCTGTCGCTCTTGGTGGGGCCCGGTGATGTGTAGCAGGACCAGCCCTGTGCATCCATCCACCGGCTCCCGTCACCGGCTGCGTTGGAATGGATGGAAACGAGGAAGACATTCTCCTTCCCGATCCGGTCGCAGACCCTGTTGACCCTCATTGCCCGAGTCCGGAGAGGGATGTCGTTTGTCTCGGTGACGACCAGGTCACAATCCACCTTCCACCCCTGCAGCCTGTCCATGACAAGACCGGCTACCTGTCGGTTCCAAAGGTACTCCCGGAATGATCCGTCCGGAGACCTCTTGCCGGGAGTGTCTATCCCATGACCAGCATCAATCAGGACTTTCATGTTTCTCTTCGATAAGTTTCTGCAGTCCATATTGCGCCAAAGCAGATGTCAGCTTGGACACCTGCTCCCTCAGTTCACCGACCTCCTTCCGGAGATCCGCATTCTCGGCAAGGACCTCATCGAGTCTCTGCTTGTTGTCATCGGCCAAGGCCTTGTAAAACTCAAGGCTGTCCTGCATGTTGCTGATGAGGTTGTTGTCAACCTCGGCATTGTATTTCCGTTTGGCGAAGAACCAGCCGGTGAAGCCGGATGTCATCGTTGCGATGACCCCTCCAAGAATTGCGATCCAAGTCTCACCCATAGCCCTAGAAGATTAGAAAGTCATCATTGAAATCCCCGTTGAAATCCTCGAATGATTCCGGACACAGGGAGCCCACAGGAACGGAAAATGTCACATTGCAGAAGACACCGGCACATTCGTCAAGGAATCTTTGGTTGAACACCTGGAAGGAGTATGAGGTCTCCACGAATATCCCGAGATCCTCCATCCTCCGGATGATGTTGTCGAGGGTCTCTATCCCCACCGACTGCACCTCGATCTGATTGCTCCTGTCATTGGTCAGCCTGTCCACATAGATCAGGGAGAACTGATAGTTCATGAAGCTGGAGTCGGATGATGTGGAATGCTGTCCCTGGACGAAAGAGAATACCCCGTATCTCGCATCAGATGCGGAGTTGAGACGGAAGATGTCGTTCTCCACAACCATATTGACCGATGGCTGCTCGGATGCGATGATCTCCATCGTCCTTATTACCTCCTTCAGTGTCATCTCATGATCCTCCTTCCTCTAGGTCCACCGAGCCATATTCCGCAAGTCGCTGCACTATGGAGGTTGGACTTGATCCTCGCACAGCAGCTGTCGGTCAGCTCAGGATAGTCCGCCCTGTTGCGGAGCAGGAAGTGCTGCAGATCCAGGCAGTAGGCATCGGCCTTGCTCTGGTAGTAGTACTGCATCTTGGCGATCTCATCCTGTGTTGCGACCTGCAGGTTCTCATCGTTGGTCTTCGTGACTCCGAAGTTGCCGATCTTGTAGGAGACCTTGTTTGCGACCTCCACGATCGTCATGTATGCCAGGTAATACTGACAATGATCCACAAGAGTCTTGTAGACTCCATCGGACTCGGTCTCCAGGGTGCCGGCTTTGATGAGGCTCTTGAGTTTCGCCAAAAGGGCATCACCGAGGATTCCCTTGAGCCCCACCTCCTGTGCTTCCCTCAGGGACGGGAGAATATATTTGCCGGACAGGTTGTCCGATGCGGAGGTCACCGATTTGACGAATGCCTCGGAAGAAAGTAGTATCTCTGCCATATCAGTTCACATTATCCTCGGTGTCGCCATCCAGGGAGAAAGGTCTGAAGGTGAGGACACCCTTTTGTCCATAAATCTTGTCATAGGCATCACAGATCGTTGTCTGAACAGGTTTGATATGTGTGCGGTTGTAGAGTCTGAAGGACTGCTCGAATTCCTCGGTGGAAAAGCCGGTATTGGCTTCGGAGGTCAGTCCGAAAAGAAGAGGGATGGCTCTGAATGCGGTGAAGATCTGCTGTCTTGAATGCTGTGAGAGTGCCTTGTACCTTTCCCCGAAATCCTCGACCTTGAATTCCACTATGTCGGTCGCTGATTCCTTGTTCGGGTTCCAGGAAAGCATGATCCTTCCTCCGTTCTGCGCTCCTGTGAACTTTTCGTTGACTCCCTTTTCAATCTGCTTCTTCATCTCATCTCCAGGATCACCATTATTGAAGTTGATGATCGCTGAAGAGACGAAATGGTTGTTGATGTCAGCCAGGTGGAATTCATCGATCAGCCTTTCAATCTCGCATGCCTTGACGGATGCTGCATAAAGGGGAGCCGGATACACCTGTGTGTGGACATTCTTGACGAACAGGATGGATGATGCATGCCTGTTCCTTTCCTCATCGGTCAGCTTCGCCCAATCGAGCCTGGGCATGAATGCCGGATATATCACCATGTCGGCCCTGTTTCCCTTGTTCCATTTCTCGGAATAGTAGAAGACGGTGCCTTCCTTGTTGGATCTGAGGTAACGCATGTCCACATAGTAGACCTCGGCAACTTCACCGGCGTAGTTCCGGATGACCTGGAGGGCGAATCCTCCGTATATCTCATAGTCCTTGGCGAGATCCTTCACCTGTTCCCTGATGGTGTCACCCCGGAGATTCATCTCCATGTTGGTGTATTCCGGTCTGAGGGGAGTGATGGTCACATCGTCACCGGCTACGTAATCTATGTTGCCGTTGATGATGGAGCGCAAGGTAGGGACATTGTTGTACAGGTCCAGTAGGTAATCCGGATATCCGTTGCGGGTTCCCCACTCCACTAGGTCCTTGCCCGAATAGACCTTCTCGGTGGGGAGCAGCATGTTGCTCTCCACATAGGAGTCTATGGCAGCGAAGGACACCATGGTCCTCTGCTTATTCTGTTTCGTACTGCTCATATGTAATGTCTTTGTTGTATTGGCTGGGATCTGATGCCTCCCCGATGATGAGGAGACCGGATGAGACCGGAATCTGCCCCGATGAGAGGACATATTCGTACTCCCCGTCAGGGAGCCCTGCAGGAAGGGAGATGGCGAGGTTGTAGTAGAGGTCCGATGTGGCGAGGTCCACGACTTTTCTTTCCACCTCCGTTGCCAGGTCAATTGTCGAGGTCGCCCTGAAAACGAGGTCCGCAACAGCGGATGACCCGTTCTTCGGGATGAACATCACCTGGGATTCCGATATGTTCTGCAGATAGATCATTGTCTTTTTCCTATAGATATATCTGCCCTGATTTCCGTAAAACAAAACCCCCGATCCCGAAGGACCGAGGGCCAAGAAAAGAACGAAAAGAGTGAAAGGAAAGTTTATTCGACTATTCCGTCAATGACAGAAGAGGATACCTCATAAGGCATCTGGAGGGATTCGTCCTGGAGGGTGATGGTGTACCTGTTGGCATCGGACCTTGCGGTTCCGGTCTGTCCGTCACCTGCGGATGCGTTGACTGGCTCATCCTTTCCGAGATACCAGTATTTGCCGTTGGCATCCTTGACGATCACAGCAAGGTCACCGAGGGCGAGGGCAGTGATTTCGACCCTTTTCACCGTCTCCATCCTGTTGAACTGGAGGAGGAGGTCTGAGGTCACATACTTGACACCGGATGCAGCATCGATGTTGTAGGTCGAAGTGAGGTTTCCGGTGTTCTTGGCGAAGCTGTATTTCTTGAACTTCGCTCCGGATGCCATGGTGACGGTGCTTATCACATCGTCAGTCACAGCCACGTTGGTGACATCATCGAAGTTTGCGATCATCACTTCCACGATGCCTCCCATGTTGGCGGAGCAATCCTTTGCGAGTCCACTGAGAGTCTGTGTGCAAGGCATATGTTTCTATGTTTTAATCGTTATTGAAAAGAGGGATGGGTGAGACACCCACCCCTCGGTATCGAAGTCCCGTCAGGACAGCTTAGATAGTTGCGTAAACTGCGAGTCCGGGGAAAGCGACCTGGACACCGGATGCCCAGAGAGCCTTGACATGGAATATCTCCTTGATGTCATCGTACTTGATCTTGACATCCTCCTCATCGTTCTCCATATCGGTACCGTAGACGAGGTTGGCGGGGAAGGTGGCGTAAGCCTTTGCGGAGGTTCCGAGACCATCGGTCATGACAACCTTGACATCGGCTCCGGGGAGGAAGAATTCCTTGGGGAATGTTCCGCTATCGGCAGAAGGATAGTGGAAGAGGTTGGCGTTGACGAGATCCATCAGGAATGCACGATACTTGGCGGGAGAGACATAGATCTCCGCACCCCTCTTGAGGGCTTCTGCAGGAATGGATGCATAAAGGCTCTGGAGTTTGGCGAGGACTGTGGCACCGGTTACGGTAGCCTGTACTCCGTCAGTCTCGATGACCTTTGCGAATCCGTCAATCCATTTGAGGTCGGCATCGGTGGAGGTGGTGTCGCCCTGCCAGATGAGGTTCTCGATCTTCTCGTTGATGGAGTTCATGAGACCGTCCACGATGTACTGCTCGAAAGGAAGATTCTCGGCATTTGCGTTGGCCCTTACAAGGTACTCAGCCCATTTGCCGATGAGTTTCTTGGGGCAGATGGTGAAATAGGTCTCAATCCATTTGACATTGATGATGCGGTCGGTGAGGGTTGCGGAACCCTGAGGCTCGGGTTCGCAGTTGGCTCCGTCCTGGAGAACGGGAGCGATCTCGAGGAAGTTGAGTTCAGCCTGTTTCTTGATGCCGGTCTGCAGTCCGATGCGGGAACGGGTGCCGTTACCGAGGAGACCGAAATTCTTGAGGAGAACCTCCCTGTTGTTGGCAACATAATCGGGAAGGGTGCTCACGATGAAATTGTTGGTAGGCATAATTTGATGAGTTTAAAATGAATTCGTTGTTGGTGCAGAATCAATACGCTCAGTGTTGTAACATTTTTATTTTGCGGACATCAGTTCAGCGATCCTGTCAAGGCCCTTTTTCCCTGTCTTGGGTGCAGCGTTCTGGACTTCGTCATGTGCCGGCTTGGCAGCTGACATCTTCTGCAGTTTTGCGACCTCGGCTTTGAGGGATGCGTTCTCGGCCTTGAGGGAGTTCATCTCCTCCTCATTGCCCTTTGCGAAAGGTGACTCCATGTCAATGGGGACGAACATCCTCTTGACCTCCTGTGGATCGGATGCGGTTGCTGAAGTTCCGTCCTCGTTCCAGGAGATGGCATAACGGTAATAGTGATCCTCATAGGCCTCGTAGTCGAAGACATCGGCCACAGCGAAATCCTCACCGGCATCAATCACGTACCATTCCTTGTCATCACCGATTACAGCTGCGATTGCCTCGTTGATGAGGCGCATCTTTTCCTCGAAGGATTCCACGAATGCCTGGCGGATCTTCTCGAAACGGGATTTCCTCCTTGCCTTGAAATCATCCTCAGCGACCTCGGCCTTGTCATCCACAATCTCGCTGACCTTGCCTTCCACGACCTTGATCACCTTCCCGTCCTCGGTGGTGTAGTCTCCGTCCGGAGCGGGGACATTGTTCCCTTCCTCATCCTTGACGAAAACTGAGTCACCGGCCTTCAGGTCCTCCTCGCCTTCGTAGATGAGACTTCCCTTGTCGGTATTGACCTCTGCGAAGTTCTCGCCCTCGGGCTCTTCCGGAGCGACTTCCGCTTCAGCATCCTTGATCTCGGCAACCTTGCCATCTACGACCACGATGACCTTGTTGTCGCCTGTCACGTATTCTCCGTCCTCAGCGGTTGTCCTGTTGCCGTCAGCATCTTCGATGTAAACGGCATCACCTTCCTTGAGGTCTTCGTCACCATCCCAAGCGAGGATTCCCTTGTCGGTTGTGACATTGCCGAACTCCTGCAGCATCTTCGCAAGAGCAGCCTTGAATCTTGATAGTTTGCTCATAAACTTATTTGGTTTGAAAATTCTTCTGAATGCTCCGTCAAGGAGGTCCACTATCTCCTGGATCTCATCCTTGTCCTGCTCCGGAACGAGGTCGAATACTCCTTCCAGGGAGAACCCCTTGTAAGTTCCGGCCTTGACTTCATCCCACACCTCATCGTTGACGACATGGAATTCCCCGAACAGGGAACCGTCTGCGATGTCATCGAATCCGTCTACGGAGACTCCGTCACCCTTGATGAAGTACTGGACCATCTGCACACCTTCGACATCGGAGCCTTCCTCATGCATGAGGTTGACATCGTTCTGCCTCCCTTCCAGGAGATACTTCTCCGCCATCTTGCGGATCTGCTCGGCCTTGTAGATGACATAGTATTCGCCCATCTTGTCATCCCTCCTGTAGATAGGGAAGTCGGCCCTCATGATGCATCCCCTGACAAGGCGTTTTTCCTCATCCTGTATGGCATACATCATCGGTTTCCTGTTGTTGTCGAATGCGAGGAAATTGGACATGACCGCTGGATCGTCCACTAGTGATATCTTGAACATTCCGGTCTCCTCATCGGAAACGATGGCATCGTATACCGGAATTCCTCCTATGGTTACTATCATGTTGAGTTTTTCCTTAGATATAGAATCCGGAAAATCTGTAAACCACAGACGAAAAACACCTCCCGTATCTCACGACACTGGAGGTGAACAACAAATCAATTGATGAAAACCACACTATGAAAAAGTTCCTCAGAATGATGATTCCGCCACCTGAGTTTTTATCTGATTCTGCGATGCTTCGATGTCGCTTGCGAGGATGTACACCCTTTGGTCGGATGCCATCTGGTTGAGTCTTTCCTCCTCGGTTGCCGATGTCAGGCTCCTCACGTTGGACACCTCGGTGACCAGTGCCGGTGCCGACTGCACAGCGGGAGTGACGGTAGTGGTACTTCCGTCTGCAGACACCTTGGTGGATTTCATTTGTGCAACCTGTGCCATTCCTGCAGCCGTAACCGTAGCAGCCGATGTGATTCCCAAAGGAATGGAGATGTATGGAGGAAGACCGGTCTTCTGGGCATTCATGTATGCAGCGACTGCTCCGGAGATGGTATCCACAATGGCAGCTGCTATCCTCAGACCTTTCACCTTGTTGGCGTTCTTCTCGGAGTTCTTCTCATCGGACTCATAAAGATCCGCAATGGTACCAAGAACGGATGATGTTGCACTGGCTACACTCTTCAGGATGTCCTGCTGCTGCTTTGCCTTGTCCTCTGCATCCTTCAGATCCTGTTTCCTCAACCTCTCCTTCTCCCTGAGTTTGTTGGTTTCAATCTCCACCTCAAGGTCAGCGGATTCCTGCTGGTACTGCAGATATGCATCGATGTCGCCACGTTCAAGGGCCTCCTGGGTGAACTGCTGAAGAAGGGAAAGTTTCTTCTGATTGGCTTCCTCCTGAATCGCATACTCCTTGTCAGCCCTCTCCCTTTCATCCTCCACAAGGATGGAGTTCAGTTCCAGCTGATGGTCATATGCCTTCTCAAGGGCCTTGATCCTTTCGGAAACCCTGTCATTGGCTTTCTTGTTTGCCTCGGTCATCGCCTTGTCAATGGCAGCGAGGTCCGCTTCCATGGCTTTGTCGATTTCTTCGGGCAGTTTGTTCAGTTCTTCCAGGAACCCGTCCTTGGTCTCCTTGCCGAGTTCCTTTCCGGTCTCCTTGACTTCCTTCTTCTTGGCCTTGGCACCTGCCATCATGGTCTCCGCTGCGGTCTGACCGGCTTGGAAATTCTGCTTGAAGGATATGCCGGATTTCATCTCCTGCCCGAAGGCCCTGGCAGCATCACCGAGTCCCTTGACACCCTGCTCCTTGAAGACCTTGATTGCTGCGATGACTCCCTTGAATGGTGCGATGACATACTGCAGGATGGCGTTGCCGACTCCCATCACACCCTTGATCACCTTGTCCAGGATGCCGGATGTGGAGATGAATTCAGTCACCTTGCCGATGACATCAGCGAGGACTTCCGCCACCTTTTCGAGAATGTTGGAGAAGAAGTCCATGACCGGCTTGAGGGAAGCCATTGCTTTCTTCACCGCCTCCATGGCGGTCTCGTTGTCCTTCAGGGAATCAGCGAGTTTGAGTGCGATGGAAACGAGGAGACCTATTGAAGCGACTGCAGGGGATTTGGAGATGCCCTCCAGTCCGTCCTTCATTCCGTTCAGACCTCCGCCTACGGCACCGAGGGATTTCTTGAAGACATCGGTCTTTTCGGACAAGTTCTTCGCCATGTCCGAGAATGCCTCCTTGATGGAACCGGCATAGTTACCTACGTTGCGCTGGTAGTTGCCCTGGAGGGCATCCATTGCCTTGAGCTGGTCGTTGATGTCCTTGATCTGCTGCCCCAACTCGGCTCTCCTCATCACATCGGTGGTGGACCGGAATTCCTCCTTGAGGGATGCCATGTTATGGACAAGGGCATTGTAGGATTCCCCCGTCCCTGTCGCTGCCTTCGCCACATCCTCCATCGATGAGGAGGTCGCATACATCGCATCCTTCAGGGCATTCTGGTTGACCTTCAGTTCATCCAGTGTGTCCTTGTATTCTTCTGTTCCGACTTCCAGGTCCCCGAGGTTCTTCTTGAGGATGGAGATGTTGTTCTTGAGGTCATTGATGCTCTTGACCGCTTCGTCCGTCCCCACCCTGAGGATGGTGATTGTCTCTTCTGCCATATCAGTAAGTCTGTCCTGTCAAATAGTTGTCCTTGTCCTGTACCTGTACGAATTCGCATTCCACCGGATCGAAGGTGGTCAGCGAATAGTTGGTTATCTTGTTGAGCACCCAAAGCGACCCACCGAACCACCAGAAGATCCGGAGAAGGTCCTGGTTGACCTGCAGTCCGGAGAGGTCCACATGGCAGGTCATCACCTTGGTGTTCACATCATACCTGTCCGCCATGTAATTCTGCCACCCTTTTTCGTAGATGGTCAGCCCAGAAGGGTATCTCGCTCCGGGGATGTCCAGCTGGAACGGCATCCCCATGTCAAGGGAGCCTATGATGTTGTAGGTGTTGTCCCATGCATATCGGGAGAAAGACGGGATACTCATTGCGGGAGAACCGGCACCGAGTATCCAGCATGGCATCCCGTCATTGAGGACATCCATTGCCGGAACATCATCGGTCAACCGGAACAGGGGATACTGGTCCCATCCCTCGAACATGAGGAGGATGTCCGCACCGTCAACCGGTTTCCCGTCCGCTGCCTTGACCTCAAGTCTCCTTGCGAGGTCATAACCCTTGTAGGTCTCGTTCTCGGGCCAATACTCCACGATTGCCGAGGAAGGAGGACAGGATATGTCGGTCTCGAGTGTCTCTCCCGTACTCGCCCAGAGTGTGTATTTGTTGCCCTTGTCGATGAAGGGAGAAGGCTGGTAGATCCTGTTCTGCCCGTTGACCTTGTAGATGTCGTTGTAGTATTTGCTCTTCCCCTGGACGGTCACTCCGTTCTTGAACACAACCGACTCCAGAAGGTTGACGGAATCCGCATTGAAGTCATAGCCGGTGTTGACCTTCTTGACCGCATAGGGGACTCCTTCGATTTTCTCATATTCTTCCGCAAATGCGCCTCCCGCTTCCGGAAGTTGGAAATCGTACCATTTCGCATTGAATACCATCGGCTGGATGTTCACTCCCTTCGAGAGGTCCACCCTTCCGGAAAGGTCGATCGTCCTGTCCTGGTAGAGGTCATTCCTCCTGAGGATCGTGACCTTCCTCGTTCCTGTGTCGTAGTGGAAATAGAGTCCGAAGATCTTGCAGAAGGAGATCATGTACTCGGCTGGAGTATGGGAAGAGGAAAGGAGCATGGACTTGGTGACTACCGCTCCGGACCTCAGTGTCTCGGGAGCCTCAGTCGAAATGGTGCTTCCGGAAGCCCTTACGATGAATGAGGATGCGGGAGTGTAACCGGTTTCGTAGTTCTCATAGAGCACAGGGATGGAGCCTGTCTCCGCTCCGTAGTCGGTCCTTGTCGTTGATCCATGTGAACCGGAATCCGTTGACGATGTTCCGGGGAAGATGTGGACCATGATCTTGTAGTATGCCACATCCTGTGCTTCCACTGTGAATCCCATCTGCATGGGAATCCCGAACACTCCGTTCTCCACCTTCTCGAAGACATTGAAGGATATCGTTTCATAGTCCGCTATCCAGTCGGGGACGAATCCGCAATCCTGTGCGAGTGCGGTCCCGCTCACCCTCGCACTGCCTAGGACCTTTATCTTGGAACCTCCCACGATCGTGTCATCGGAGCCATATGCGACCGCCTGCATGAAGATGGCGGACATCTTGCCGAGAGTGTTGGTGCCGTAGTTGTATGTGACGGATCTGAACAGCTCGGAAAGGGAATCCGCTCCGGAGACATTGTACCTGACATAGCAGTTGAGGGCTGCAGTCACCTTCGTTCCCGAGGGGACCTCTCCGGATATGTCGAAGCGACCGATTGCATTGCCGGTTGTCGCTTCAGTCGACATGATCAGACTCAATCCGGATGCCTGATGTCCGGAGCCTATGGAAGAGATCATCGGGAGAGTCATCCATAGGTTGGCGTATGCTCCGAACAGGTTGGAATCCTCGATGATGGAAGCATCCACCTCATATCCTCCGTTGTTATCCGGGTTGCAGATGGCATCCCAAAAGGCTTTCATGGAGAGGACAGGTCTCTGCAGGTAACTCCTCAGATCCTTGACCGCCCATTCCTCCTGCTTTTCGGCAAGGGAAGCGAGGGCATAGCCGGACCTAAGTGTGTATGATACGTTGTCCTGTGTGACGGTGTCCCTCAGTCCTACCTCAGAAGGGATGAACAGGGCCTTGTCGGCTGAGAAATTCCCCTCGGGAATCCCGTTGTACATCGGTGCGAAATTGAGGATATCCCAAAGTTCCGATGCGGTCTGATCCCCATGGAGCCTTTCCCATGCTTCCTGGACAGCTTCCTTGGTGATGACGAAATCGAGTTCCGAGTCCGGATTGGAAGTATTCCTGTACTGCAGGTCAGCGAGAGTCCTCTTGTTGCCGTTGCCGTCATATGACAGGCTGTAGAAGAAGGAACCGAGTCCTCCGTAGAGGGTGACCTTGTATTGGATGTCGGCACCCTTCCTGGAAATGGAATCCAGCTTGACATATCCGCTCTGCAGGACCTCGCTCAGTTCGTTGTAGATGGTGAACGGGGTCTTCTGCGATGCGTTGAAGGAGATGCCTGTGTTTCCTCCCGAATTGGCGACCGTCCTGTCAAGACGGAACGACTCCCCGAATACCCTGTTGTTGGTGGGAGTCCCTTTGAGGGTGATCTGCTGGGAAAACGAGTTCTTGACGATCGCAGGATTCGACAGGTCGTCCATCTGGTAATTGAAGAGGACGAAAGCCTGGTCATCCAGGTCAACCAGCTGGTCACCTATGTACAGACTGATCTTCCTTCTCATCGTCTTATCCTGTTCTGGGCGACCTGCAGGTTGAGTTCATATCTCACCAACCGGTTGCCGTTGTTCTTGAATGTCCTGTATTCGCTCGAATTAGACGGGATGATGACAGGTATCATCCTCTGCTCGGAAATGTCATACAGGTACACTTCCGTTGAATTCAGAAGGTGGTGCATCATCTTACCGCTGTCACCGAGCAACCATCCGGTGGTGACCCGGAACTGCTTGGTTATTTCGTTGACATAATTGTGGACTCCACGATTGACGATGTCGTTGTTGTCGTAGACCACCTCCCTGGTGTATCTCTTCAGGGAGTCGGTCTCCATGGAGTTCCCTTCGAGCATCAGGGCATCCCATCCTCCGTAGGCGTTGACATAATACAGGGCGTATTTGGCGCATGCATCGACTATCTCGAAGGTCACTCCTCCGAGTTCTATGCTCTGCACATTGTCCCATTTGGAAGGGAAGAAGACCGCTGTCCCGCTGCCCGCTGCTGCTGTGGATTGGGAGAAGTCCTGGTTGTAGTCTGCGTTGAAATCATTGGAGATCGCCACCGGAATGAGGACGAATGAGGAGGTCCCGTTCTTGTAGTGGATGTTCGCCCTCACCATTTCGGTATTGTATGCCGTCCATACGATGGGCATGTTGACATCAACCTTCCGGCTTATCGGGAAGGACATTCCCATCGTCTCCGGATTGTAGTCGTAGTCGTAGGACCAGTCGTTGTAGAACTGCATGATGACCCTGTCGGTCCATCGGTTGTTGACCATCGTCTGCACCGAGAATGTGAGAGGGAATGACAGCCTTGTGAAAGTGGCGTTGTCCAATGTCGGCAAGGTGTGCTGCATGTAGTCGGCACAGATGTCATTGATCCGGACGGAAATGTTCTCCTCTCCCGGTCTCCTGTATGCCGTTCCGGTATAGATGGTCTGCCCGAGGTCCTGCAGGATGATCCGGAATCTTGCGGAGTCTTCTGTACCCAGGGTCACGAAATAATCTTTCCAAATGGGTTGAGCCATACGAAATCTTTTCTTGGAAATATCATTTCCCCCTCGGGCCGTATATCAAGCCCTATTCCTCAGCTATCAGTTTCCGGATGTACCATTCCATGTCATGCCCCAGGGCTGCTTCAATCTTCTCCCTGTACCATGGGATGACTCCGTCCTTGACCTTCTGCAGGTCATGGGAGCCCTGCGTTCCGTTGGTCACGATGGACCTTGTGATGAGGTATCCCAGCTGCTTTTGGGTCGGGATCTTCCCGTTTGCCATGGGACGGGGAATGACCGGCTTTATGTCGATCCACCTCATGATGTGAGGGAAGGCCTTCCAGCCCGGATTCCTGTAGGGAGAGGTCATGTTCCTGGCTCCCTGCACACCTTCCTCCACATACTTCCAGTAGTCCTGCAGGGTCATCGTTATCTCGAAGGCCCTGTCTCCAACCACCACCTGTGTCTTGACCGAGTCGATGAGTTTGTGTTCCCTGGTGTACCGGTCGTTGAATTCAAGGTGCTCCTTGTAGTTGTCCCTTATGTCGTTGGCAAGGTCCTGCAGGACCTGCTGCAGTTCCGCAAATTCTACCAGTTCAGCCATGTCAGTGTGTCTTTTTCCATTGTTCGATATCCCTCTTCTCCTTCTCGCTCTTGTCCTTCCGGTATGACAGGATGTTGAGGAATTCTATTGCGGTCCACCTCATGACCTCATCCCACGAACACCTGTAGGTCTCGGAGGCTGCATCTACATTTGCGATCCATCCCCACTTATCCCCAAAAGGGTCTCCTGTGCCCGGATCTCCTCCATCACCTTCTCCCTCTTCCTCCTGTCCTTGATCCCCTTCGCTTCCTTTCTGGAGTAGTTCAGGGAAGAGGCTATTGATTTGCGAAACAAGGTCAAAAAAAAAGCGACCAGCGACACTCCGTCCGATATCGGCATCTCCTCCCTGATTGCCTTCTGGACCTCGATGATGTCGTATCCTTCGTTGTACCGGTGTCCCTTCGGAACGAGGATGACGGACAGATACTCCACAAGGTACTTGTCCAGGTCCTGCGCATAGGTTTGGAAATCTATGTACTGGGCAGTCTCAAGTCTCCGGAAATCCCTCACCGGATACAGTTCCATCCCTCCGAGGATGTACTTCTTCGGGACCTGATGATAGGTGATGTTTTCCGGCTCAAGGAATGATGCCTTCGCCACAAGTTCCTTGTATTCCCCGATCGGGAGATGGAGTATCTCCTCCTCCGCCATGCCTGTGAGGATTGAAAGGATCTGTGTCTGCTTGTCTATCTCCTCGAGGGATTCGTTGTGCGTGACCTCGAGTATTTCCTGGTACTTCCCGATGGGAAGCCGGTTGTATGAATCAATTATGTCCATATCTTGAATTGCTGAATGAAATTGAATATTGTCCGTATCCTGCCCTTTGTCCAAACCTTGTCCAAACCGCATATCTCAATGCATCCAGGAGGTGGTTGAACTTGTCTATTGGTTCATTGAGTGGATTGCCGTCCTTGTCCTTTGCCCATACATAATTCCTCAGTTCCCTGATGAGGTCAATGGAATCCTTCGTGACATAGAGAGTCCACCCCTGCATCCATTGCAGTTGGAACTTGAGTTTGTCCGACTTGACGGGTGCTCCCTTGTCACAGGGGATCACGTTGTATCCGGCTTCGCTGATGTCGGCAATGGATTTCGGCTCTGCACAATCGGCATATATCTCCGTCCTCCTGTTGACTCCGTCCTCTTTCAGGTCATCGATGATGTGCCGGTTCTGCATGTGGGTCCGGTAGCACCTTTGTCTCACCCACAGGATTTTCTTCCTTGGATCTGCTATTACCTGGACTCTTGCGGTTGGATCATTAGTGAATCCGAAGTCCAACCCCTGTATTTCCACAAGATGGTCCATCTCGGTCTTCTCGGGAAGGGAATCGATGAGTTTGAAGTCGTAGATCAGTCCGTCAAGGGTTCCGATTTCTCCTTCAATGTAGACCTTGGCCCAGTTCGGATCATTGGCACCGGCATCGATGATTTCCTGCACCTGTTCGGGAGTGAGGTATTCGTTGTCCCTGAAGGTGGAGTGGAGGGTGATGCAGTTGGGTCTGGCTTCCACGATTTCGTTCAGCCAGAAGGAATGGGTCGGGTTGTAGTCGCATATTATGAGACCACGTGTCCTCACGAACAGCTGCCTTGCGATGTCGTAGGGGATGTTCTGCGACTCATTTATGAAGAGCCTGTCTCGGGCAGAACCATGCACCTTGCCGGCATTGTCCACCGAGAAGAACTCAAGGATTGACCCGTTCGCCCAGGTATATGTGTGCTGTGTCTCGTTCCATCGGGAGTCCTCCCATAGGTTCTCCACCTCCATGATCTGCTTGAAGTCTCGGATTGCGCCTCGCTGCAGGTGAGGCATGGATTCCGAGACCACCGAGTTGATTGTGGGTTTGCGGAAGGTGTTGACCTCTTCCACCAATGCGATGATGAAGGTCTGAAGGATGGAATAGGTCTTCGATGACCTTGTCCCACCGCATGACGAGATGTACCTGGGATGTCTTTTCCAGGCAGCGATCGTCTTCCTCCCGACCTTCGTCAAACGCATTATCCGAGTCCTCCTTCAATCATGTCCTTCGTCTCCTCATCGGTGGAGATGTTGAGAGTGATACCACCGGAATGGGAGACCTCAGCGGAGATCCTCGGTTTGCCGTAGAGCCTGTCGAGGATGTCCATCATTGCACTCCATCCCCATCCCTCCTTGCAGAGTTGCTTCAGTGCAATCTGCAGGACGAATCCGTATTGGCCCAGCTCACCGGACTCCTTGTCCAGATACTCCTTCGCTGACTTCATGTCCGGCAATGTCAGGGCGAAGGCCAGTGTCGCATAGACCTTCTCCTGCATGTCGGTGGGAAGTCCCTTGATGGCTGTGGAGAGTTTCTTGGGTTTCCCTCTCGGGTTGCGGACCTCGCCCTTCTTGGCGGGTATGAGGTTCGCTCTCTGCTTGTCGGTAACCATATCTTATCCTCCTATGTATGCTTGGCTTCTCGCCATTTCTATTGCTATGTCCTTGAGCAGGGATTCGTCATCCGGATTGGGCATGTAGAACCCGTTCTCCGAGCCCCACCGCTTGAACCGGTCAATTGCCATGGACATCTCTTCCTTGGTGAGGTCAGCGGATGACCTTATCGTCTCCACCTTCCCCATGTACCTGTCCACCTTCTGGGTGATGAACAGATCCGGATTCACAAGTCTCTTGAAATACCACTCCTTGCAGTATTCGAGAGTGTTGCCGGTGTCCATGGCAACCACACCGAGAAGAAGGTGCAGGTAGTTGTTCTGGCTCTTCGTCCGGATCTCCTTCCTGGTCAGCTCGACAACTTCCCTCTTCAGGAGCATCTGCTTGCACCTTGCCACGAATCCCTTGTATCCTCTTTCCGTTCTCAGATCGTAGATCATTTTCCTTTCTTGGTTTTGACCGCCTTCCTCACCGGCTTGGCTGGAGCCTCGGAGACGGCAACTTCCTTCTTCGCCATCTCTTCCACATCCTTGTAGTACTTCTCTCCGCAATCATGCAGGAGGGAAAGGATGCAGTGTGAGCAGTTGTCGTTGAATCTCCGGGAATCACCGGTTGCCTTGGTGTATATCTCCCAGATTGTCTTGAGGGCTGTCCTGCCCGGATTCCTCGCCCATTTGGCCTTGATCGCTGTCCGGAAGTTCTCCTCCCATTGGGACAGGATCAGAATTTGTTCTTCGCTGAATGTCATATTTCTTGATGGTTGATTGGAATTTGTTCCATTGCTCGATGATGTCAGAGAAGACCTCCGGAAGGTCGAAGACATCCCGCATCTTGTCTTTGTAGTGATAAACCGCTGCATGGGTCTTGCCTAGGGCCTCCCCGATTTCAGCCGGATGATATCCCTCATCGATCAGCTGTGTCGCCAACATCGTCCTTGCCCATACAAGATGGACCTCTCTCGATTTGGTGTTTATCCCGTTCCATCCGAGAGATTCCTGCAGATAGCCCATGAGGACCTTCGCCCTCTTGACTACCTCCTTATCTTCGGACTTCTCTTTCCGGACCACTCTTTTCAGGATTCGCAACAATTCGACCTTGTCTGCGAACGGCATGTCCCTGATCTGCGACTCGTTTATCATGGCATCATCTTGTTGAGCAGGTAATTGACCCACTCTCTTATAAATATCATCATCGTCCCGAGTGGATTTGAGAGGAGTGACATCAGTGCAGAGAATGCGATGGTGCCGATGTTGAACCGGTGTGCACACAGGGCATAGATGAGACATACCCACCATGTCATGCACACTCCGCAGTCGAAGGGAGGGAGTGGTCTGAGGTTTTTGATGTGCAGCCATCTTGCACACCCGCTCCGCCACGATTCGGTGAATCCGGAGATGTCAACTATGTAGATGGTGACCAAAGCCACCATCAGAAGGTCAATGTATGTTCTCATTTATCAAGTTCCTTTATCAGATATTCCAGGCAATCATGCCACCCCTGATAAAGGATATACCCGTATGAGGAAGAGTCCGCCTGTTCTTTGATAATATCCTCTACTTGGAACATCAAGTTTCTCAGATCGCCCAATTTGATGGTGACACTTTTGTCTATTTGTGCGTTTATTATATCAGCAGCCCTCTGATATAACTTTTCGATCTCTAAGTCCAGACTCGGGCTCCATTCCAAGGATTCATAGGCATTAATCCTGTTACAAAGGCTACTAACCTTCTTAATTGCTTTACTACTTTTCATTGTTGTATTCCTCCAATATGATTTTCTTGATTCTCATCACTTCCCTCCGGATGGTCATGTGGGAGAGTCGCATCTTCTTCCCCAGTTTCCGGTAGGACAGGCAGTCACAATACAGGAGGATGATCGTCCGGTCCACCTGCGACAACTTGGTTTCGATGATCTCCTTCAGCCTGGCGACCCTCGGGTCATCAGGATTCATGATGTCCGGATTCCATGCATACTCCTGCTTGATCTTCCGGAACTCCTTCACCACCTCATTTTCCGTTGACATTTTCGATGACTGCCTTAAGTGTGTTGTCGTTTATATCCGCTCCCACTCCCATGGATATGCTCCGTTCCCTGAACTTGCGGAAGACGGAATGGAAAGGGGAGTTGCTTGACCTGTACTGGTTGATAATTATCCTCGCAAGGAAGAAGTTCATCTCGTTGTTCTGCCACAGATCCTGCAGTTTTGATTCGTCATATTCCAGGAGGACAAGGTAGACCATTTGGCAGAGATCCTTGAGGTCGGCATTGAGGGAGCAGTGGGCAATGTTCTCTACAAGAGTCTCTACCCTCCTCTCCTTTGCCAGTGTCTCTATGATCATATCCTTAGTCACACCTGGAAATATCATTTCAGTCTTTTTCGTTACCCTCTACCACTGCAGGGACCTTCTCCAATGCTTCAAGGAATTTCTTCCTGCTCTTGTACCACTTATTACCGATGCGGTAACACTTTCTCGGTGTTCCGAAGTCTCCGTTCTTTCTTACGGGTGTTATGACGTGGAAGGCGAACTGCCCACCATCGGATACATAGTTGGTAATGTGCTGCTTCTTCATTGAAATGTGCGACACAAAACGGAACGGAATTTTATCAAACTCTTCTATGGTCATTTCTTATTCTCTTTGTAGAATCTATAAACGTAGGATGTGTCGGGAATCCCACTCCGTATTTCGATTATCGTGTCAATTTGTGGCGGTTGTTCGGTGCGTATCTCCTTCGGTTCATCTTTAGACATTCGGAAGAATATGGTAGTAATCAGTATAACGGCACTTATAGCACCAACCCAAGGCGACCAATCTTCGTCTGAACCAATCAATGCGAAGCCGAACCCAATAGCGGAAAGAATGGAACAGACCGCTACTATCGTATCTATCATCGCTTGTCCTCCTTCTTCGTTTTCGTTATGTATACCTCTGCGGGCCAAGGGCAGGGTTCGTCAAACTGATAGCCCCAGCAATGTTCACGACCGCTTTCGTCCATATACCAATCAACGGGGCGAGGGCCTTCCATTTTCCGCATTACCTTAGGCTTCGCCTTCTTAATCCCGAGGTGGTAGAAATGTGTTGCGAGTCGCATCACCGCAAATGGAGTGAACGTCATCGGGGTGTTGCGCCCCTCCTCCGTTGAGAGGTCGGGCCAATGTCCTCGGAAATACTCCTTGACCGCTTGGTCAAGTTCCGCTTGTTCCTTCTCCAGCATTGCCGAGAATCCGGCATCTATTTTCTCTTTATCTTCCATCGTTATAACTTTTTGAGTTGTTCGTAAAGAGAAACAAGAATATCAAACTGCTCCGCAGAAACATATTCGTTAGAAACATATTCGTTCGTACTTGCTATTCGTAGTGCCTCCATCTGCTCTTCGCTGGGCTTCCAAGAAGGACGATAATGATTATATAGGAATGTTTCAAGCCGTAAACAATGGTCCTCTGATAAGTGCGAATCGGCTCTTGCTTGTTCTATGCACCCGATAATCTCTTGAATAGTGTTCTCATCCTCCTCGCTCCACTCTGCGGTTTTTTGCTCTGCCTCCCTCTTCCCGTCCCGATAGCCGATGTTGTAGGACTTGTTACTGACATAGAGCAACTCTTTTCCGCCGTTTTCCACGGGCTTCTGCTCTTTCTGCCTTTCAAGCCAATCGTCAAATTTCTGCCATCCGTCAGTGCCGAAATAGTCAGAGCCGAATGCCGATAGGAATCCTTGCAATCCGATTATCATCTTCTCGTCCTCGCTCAATGCGAGTTCGGGGAAATAGTGTTCAGCGTCTTCTTTATCAGAACCTTGCATTGTTGGGTAAATAGACTTCATCCATTCTAAAGCCTTTTCGTATTTCTCTTTGTAATCCATTTTGTTGTGTTATTTCTTGTTTACTTCGACTAAACTTCGACTAAAAATTCTTTTTCCATCGTGTCTTCTTCTCTGAGGGGTAGTGCTTTATTTCCTCTCCGAATAAGGTGTATGTTATTTCTTCCCTTGGTCTGGAAGGCATATTCCAACTAACCCCGCCTATATCATCCGCATCTACCTCCCATCCGCAGGCCCTCATAGTAACACCCGACTCCGACTTCAAGGTGTAGGTTATTATCTTCGCAAAACCCATTTCCTTCGCAATCCTCGCACATCTTGAATAGAGAAGCGAACAAGCATTCTTTGTTCCGTCAGTGCAGCAGCGATGGACTTCTATCGTGCATCCGTCATCCAACTTCCTCGCTACGGGATTCCCGCAAATTGCGACACCGCAAAGCCTATCCCCATCATAGCAGCCAATGGAAAAACGATGAATGAGGACCTTGCCGTTGTGGCGGTGATGTTCCATCACATATGCATTGGCCGATTTCAAATCCATAGGTCGGATTGATAACTTTCCCATTGTTGTGTTTATTTAAAGATTCCCCGCTTGAATTTCGGCCGTTTTCGCACATTTCGGGCAGTAGCAAGTGACCTTGGTCCTGAACCATCCCTGCTTGGACTCCACGAATCTCCATCCATATAAAATCTTTGCACATTCTTTGGCGAGGATCATGTCCTCTCCCTTCACATCGTACTTCTCCCCGCATTTGTCGCAGGTGAATCGAATAAAAATCCTTTTTTCAATCATGTCCTTTTTCGTTTAAAAATTATTTCCCGATTACCAGCATCCCAGCATCCCTGGAATGTTCCGATGTCCTTCCTTCCCATCCGGAGATCATCTTGAAATATGTCGGTGTCACCTTGGTCGCTCCCTTGACAGGAGGGACAGCCCTGAAGGGGATTCCGTAGTCGGTACAGAAGTCTTCCCATATGGAGCAGTCCCTTTTCACCGAACCGGCTCCCTGCAGTTTCGCTGAGACATCTCCCTTCCCGAACCATGTCCTCTGCCTTGCATCCTCGAACACCACCAGGATCTGTCCCCTGTATTCCTCTGAAAGCCTCTTGACATAGAACAATGCATCATGAATCCAAAGGGTTTCCAGGGAGCGGAATCTCCCCTCCCTGGTGTCCCATACTGCAACCCCGGTGTGTGTGCCCGGATCAATTCCTATGTAGATCATCTCTTATCTATGTCTAATCACTGATGAGTTTCCGCTCCTCCTCCGACACAAGGCCCATCCCTTCCATCATGGCAGCTGTGGAGTTGATGTTGTCCATTCCTGCACAAACCTTCAGAGCATCCACTTGGGTCTTGTAGATGTCAATTATCGAGTCGGCTATGTCGACTATCTGCTTGGCCTGGTCGATGGAGATTTTCTCACATGCGCTGGCCTTGTTGTCGGAAAGATTTTTCACTCCTTCCAAAGTTTCGAATAGATGCGATTTCAGCGCATCTAGTGATAGATTCCTATTTGCCATTTCGTTCTTGCTTGTGAATTATTCGGTTAACTACTCCCTTGAGGCGGATGACATCCTGCAGATCCTTCGGATACTTCGCATAGAAGGAATTCTCGTTCCGCATCTGGTCGGCCTTGCTGATGATGTAGAGGTTGTCGAGGGAAAGGTTCAGCGGATTCCCGTCCTTGAACTGGACATTGTGCCCTTTCGGAATGGGCCCGTATGCTTCCTCCCACATCACCCTGTGCTTGAGTCTCCACTTTGCATGTTCCGCCACCTTGATCTCCACATAACCGTCCACACTCACCCTCTCTGATCCTACGGGCTTGTGGTTGGCGGGTCTGTGACCTTTGGTGAACATTGTCGGAGCGCATTTGTCATAAACCTCCGGAGCCATCTTCTTCCCCTTGTTGACAGGAGTGTGTCCCTTCCGGAATCTCGCTGCGATGCTTCCGGGAGTGCTGCTTGACATGGCACTTGCTCTCCGGATCTTTTCAATGTCGCTTTTGAGTCCGAGGGATGCTGCCTTGTTGTAGACACAGGAGACACTCCTCCCGACTATCCTGCCGATCTCCTTTGCGAAGTGGTCCGGATACATCTCCCTGAGGATGCGGATCTCTTCCTCCGTCCAGGGCCTTCTCGGTTCATTCCTCCTCATCGTCTTCCTCCTCCGTCCTTTCCATGATGACGACATCACCCACGATTCCCTGACCGGCTATCATGGAAGCTGCATGGTTGTAGGGTTTCCCCTTCATCCTCCCTTCCTCATCCGCCAACATCGTGATGTCGGCCCATGGATGAACAGGGATCTGCTCCACGTAACCTCCCACGGCTTCCTGCACCTGATGGAGCCATTCCTTTTCGAGGTCGATGTGCTCCACCTTCCCGTCCGCCTTGATGATTGCGGGAAGGGGAATGTGTTCTCCCGTCTTCGTGTTTCTTATGCTTGCCATTTTTCTCTTCTCGTTTGAAAATCCCCACCTTATGGAATTTCGTCCGCTTGCTATCGCTATCCATCCGGAGTAGAGAGGGATGCCGGATGTGTGTTGTAAAAGAACTCCTCCTCTCTCGGTGGGGATATGCGTTATATCTTCGATTCCACCTTCTGGACTTCCCACTTATCCTTGCTGAATCTCCTTACCATCTGAGGGGTGGGGAACAGCCATGAGTCTTCAGTCTCCTGGAGCCTGTTGTAGAAGTCCACGAAATAGAGTCTAGGATCTTCCTTGTTTACTATTTTCCTGAGTGCCATGTCTGTCACACAATCTTGCATAGGCGTTCGCCACATCCTTGACGAATTCTGCATCCATGGAGGAGAACTGACCCACCGAGGGCCCGTTGTACCATACCACCTGGAGCCTGTCCGCCTGTCTGATGGCATCTCGAACTATGCGGTCGTTCCTGTTTGTCATAACAATTCATTTAAAAAGTCCCCTTCTTCGTCCCAATATTCAAATACACCGAAATACAAAAACACTATTGATGTTCAACTCCGGGCCACCCGAAGGGGACACATTCAACTAATCATCGAACCTGTAGAATTTCAGCAGACCCTGCAGGTCTATCTCTTTGGAGCCTTCACCGCCTTTGAAGTTGGAGAGCATCTTGAAGATGTTCTGTCTCTTCTCATGGTCCATGCCTTCCGACTTGACCATGAAGAGGAGGTCCAGCTTCAGGATTTCCGCTGCCAGGGCATGGAATTCGGCATCCCTTCGTCCGGCTTCACCCGTCCCTTCCTTCATCACGACATCGGAGAAGTCCTTGTCGAATGCGGTCTCGAGGTTGGAGATGAGTCCGTTCACCTGCTTCTTCGCCATGTTGAGGGCCCTCTTCTTGTCCTGGTACCAGTTCTGCCTGGAACCGATCTGCTCCAATGCTTCGGAGACTCGGTAGGCGAGGATCTCCGCTCCGTAGACCATGCCCATGAGGGTCGCAAGTGATGCGTAGCCCTCAAGGCTGTAGTCTGTGAAATCTTTGTTGATGAGTATCATGGCTAGAAGGGGAGATCCTCTCCATGTGCATCAGGGTCGAAGAGATCCTGTGCCGGTTGGACTTTGGGTTGGGGCTTAGGTGCAGGAGCCTGTGCCGGTTCGGGCTGCTTGTCTTCCTGGTATTCGATCTTGACCAGGTCCACGTTGTTGTACCATCTCCCGTTGTATTCCCTCGCATACATGGACCAGCTGATCTCGACCTTGTCACCGACCTTGAACCGCTGTACATCTTCCACAGAATCCCCGAATGCCTGGAATATCTGCTTGGTGAATGTACCGCCCCTTCCCATGATCTGAACCGTTACGTTCATAGACTGCCAGGGGTTTCCCGCTTTGCTGACTCCGGACCTCACTTCCGAGAGGTCGCAGATTGTTCCTTTAGTTTGATAGAGTGCCATTATTTTTATGAATTGTTTTGTTTCGCTGAATGTTTATCATCTCCTGCTGCTTTTCGTCCTCCCTGATGATCAGGAACACAAGGACCGCTGCCATGCCGATGAGGGCGAAGATAAGCAGGATGAGGAGGAGGATTCCCGCAAGTATCATTTCCATGGTCAGAACCTGTTGTACCTGTTGAACGTTGAGAACATCTGGGTGATCATGGCTACCGACTCCGGAGTGTACCTTGATGCGTGTTGCACTTCATTGTACACAGCCTTCGCTCCGCATTTGTTCCCGATTTCCACGACCTGTTCCTTGGTTACCTTGGTGCCGGTCTGCTTGGAGATGTGGTATGCCATGGAGGATGCGGTCATGCTTCCGTCCTTGTGTACCGTCCTCTTCCTCGGAGCCTGTGCCGGTTGGGCCTTCTTCGCTTCGATCTCGTTGAAGAGGTCCACGTTGTCAATCTCCACCGGTATTCCGGGGATCTCATCGAAAAGGGATGCCTCCTCTTCAGGAAGGCTGTTCATCATGCTCTTCACCTCCTTGCCGAGGTCAATGAGTCTTTGGCCCATGTCCATCATCTGCTGGACCTTGACCATGATCAGATTTTTTTCATTCGTCATCATCGTATTTAAATTTTATTGGATTTAATAAATTGTCCTGTCGCTGCAAGGATCATCGGATTGACCCCGGAGGTCTTCAGGGCATTCAACCTCCTTCTTTGCTCTATCTCGTTGGCTTCGTTCTGCAGCCTCGTCCCTTCTCCCTTGACATAATCCATGATGACTTTGTAGAGGGAAGCGACCGAGATGCCGAACAATTCCTCAGCGAGGACTGCCCGCTTCACCACTTTCGATATCTCAGCGAAGCAGATGTTCTGAGCCCCATGTGCATCGTCTTCCCTCAGCTCATCCACCAGGGCAGCGGAGATGTACTGGATGTTGTTGTCGTCCGCCATCTGCCCTTTGTAGAGGAAAGCCTGTGAGACGATCCTGCTCATTTGGAAGATCGCTTCCTCCCTTGAGTATCTTCTGAGTCTCGGGAACCTATTTGCATCGAGTCTCATCTCGAGGAGTGTCGCATTGCTGTCGGACCTTTTGGTCAATTCATTTGTCGGTTTTTCCATATGCTTGTTCATGTAGGTTTGTCCCGTACATCCGATCCATCACCCGAAGGTTGTGTTCGAAGACGGATTCTTTTTTGTATCCGTTGCTCTCTCTCTTTCTTGGCGCAACTTCTTTCTCTCTCTTTTTCTCCCAGGTGACTATGGCGGAGTGCCAATTTTTCATGGGGTTTTTGCCTACCTTCCATCCGTTGCTCTCGTAGAAGGAGAAGAACTCCTCCGGATCAACCGGGCTGTTCCTGGACAGGCAATACTCCCTCACTTCCTCAAGAGAAGGTTTTTGAAATTTGGAGGTCGCCTTATTCTCTCTCTCTTTATTTATATCTATATTTTCTTCTATAGTATTATGCGCACATGGTGCACAACCCTGTGCACGTGGTGCACACCCTGTGAATGTCGTGCACACCTTGTATTCGCAGAGTTTGATGCCCCGAACCTCCTTGTCTATCTTGGTCACTATGCCCAACTCCTGCAGTCTAGCCAGGGCAGTGATTACTTTCCTTCTGCTGCATTTGGCTTTCCTTGCGAGGTAGTTCTGAGATCCGGAGAAGGTGGACTCGCCATCCTGACTGAATCCGTAGATCACAGCCAGGATGAGAGTCTCATAGACATCAAGTTCGAGAGACAGCATCCAATCCGGTATGTTGGTGTATCCCTTCTCCATGATTAATCCTCCTTAGATGCTCTGGGTTTCGTGAAACGGACGGAAGGACTTTCAGAGGTGCTGAAGATCCATACATCCTCCTCCTTCACTCCGAGGTCCTTCGCCCTCTGACAGGATGCTGTGAGGGAGACTCCGATGTACTCCGGAATGCCCGCTGCCCTTATGGCATCCTCAACCGGCTTGGCATATCTTGACTTGAGTTCTTCCTTGTTGACTTCGGACTTGACCGATGTGGTAACCGAGAAGGAATATCCCCTCGATCCCTTCACCTTCTCCTGCCCGATTGCCTTCAGGACTTCATTGATCTTCGCCTTGATGAAATCGATGGAATCGTCCGTTGCGTTGATCTGCCTTGAGATGTAGTCCTTCTCCGCCTTGAGGGCCTTCTTCTTGTCCTCCTTGGCTTTCAGCCACGCACCGAGCATGTCGATGCCGTCTGTGGTGAGAAGGTTCCTGAGGTCCGAGATGATCTGTTCCATCTCTTCCGTCTGATGGGTGACTTCACCCTCGTTTTCGATGTACTGCTCCTCCAGAGAGTACATGACCTGGGAAAGATTCCCGAGGATTTCGTTGAGTTGTTTGTAATCCATTGTATAAAGATTTTATAGGGCTGCAGCCCTGTAGTTGTCGACATCGTCATCGAATTTGGCTATCTGCTCCGGACCTGCATGGGTAGTGCTTATCCAGGTGTCCCTGTAGTCGCCACCGGACTTGGTCTTCCGTCCTAGAGCATAGGCTTCGACCACCTTCCAATAGGCATCATCGGGAAGGGGATTGTAGGTGACAGCGGGTCGGTCCGATGCCTTGCGCCTTGCCTGTACTGCCTGGGAAGGTTCCTTCCTTGAAGGTTTGACCTCCGGATTCATCGTGAACCGGACATTCCCGAATCGGTCCTGAATCTCAAGGGATGTGATGGTCCTTGACTTGACATCGTACCCGATCTCCTTGACCGAGAAGTTTGCCCACACCCTTATCTTGCCCTGCTGATCCTTGGTGTATTCCTTCTCGTTGAGTTCAACCACCACCCTCGGTGCGGTGTAGAGTTCACGACCGATTCCCCAGTTGACACAGGCCCTCTTGAATGAGTCGGAAGCCTGTCCCTTCTCCGCCTCTGTGTTGCTCTCCACACCGACATCCTCCTTGGAGATCCATTCCTTCTTGTCGGAATCCCATACCTCCACCTGGCAGTAGAGCCTGTCTCCGATCAGCTTGTGAGACCTCTTCCATCCCATGGGAGTGAAGAGTTCATCGAGTATCTTCATGTCCACCCTCGCATTCTTGTAGAGCAGAAGAGTGACCTTGACTACGGATGATCCGTTGTTGTTGTAGACATTGGTCTGGGCTACCCTGACCTCGATGTCTTCCTTTCCTAAGAGTCTGATTTCGTCCATGATTATTTTGTATTGAGATTGTGCAGATAAACCATTGCCTTGCAGCAGAGATAGAAGACAGCCATCGATGCTCCGGAGATGATGAGCTGGAGTGCAGCTGTCTCGGCTTCACACATCATCCCACAGAAGGAGATGACGAGAAGGACGGTCACTATGACCTTTGCGATTGATTTCATTGCTTTCATGATGTATAAGGATTTATTTGAGTTCTGCCCTGGCAGCATCGGCTGCCTTGAGTGCGAGGATGTCCACCACCCGATACCACCTTGTTCCGGCTCTTCCTTCCTCTATCCTGCATGGACGGATTCTTCCGGACCTGTCAGCATCGGTGAAGTACTTGCCGTAGACATCCCTGGCTCTCCTTTGGGAAATCTCCCCTGAGGAGATCCCGAGGGTTTCCATCGTCTTGGCTGACCCCAGCTCGATGCAGGTTGTGATAAGTGTCTCGAGGTTGCTCATGTTACTGCACTCTGATGATCGTGTATGTCCTGTCCTCCCTGTTGCGCCTTGTGGAATATTTCCTCTTGTAGGCGAATCCGAGGTCGGAGGCATAACCTCTGATGGTGGTGTATCCCACCTGCTCGACCGAAATGGTGATGGAATCACCTTTCTTCATGTCGATTATCTGCTGCCTGAATGACCGATTTTCCATATTTAATATTACCTTTGTATGTAAGTATGTGCAAAATTATGTAAAAGTTTTGTATCCTGCAATACTTTCTCACAAAAAAGGCAATATTTTTCTTCAAAATCTTTATACAATGGACAAACTGGATACACTTAGGACGATATTTGAACAGGCGAGAGCAGCCCGTATCGTCAAGTCGCAGAGGGATTTTGCATCGGTATTGGAGATAAACGAGAATGTCTTGTCTGCTGCACTGAACGGAAATGAGAAATATCTCACAGAAAACCTCATCAAGAAGGCAATAAAGTTTCACACCGACAATCTCGGTGGGGACATCGCATCACCGGCTCAACCTCAGGAGTCTCTTCCTGTGATCCCTACGAAAGCAATGGCGGGGACCCTCGGGGAATTCGCTGACCAGATCAAGGAATACGATTGCGAAAGGATGATCTCTCCGATAAAAGGAGCCGACTATGCCATCAAGGTATGTGGAGATTCGATGACACCTGACATCCCCAATGGAAGTACGATATTGATCAAGAAAATATTCGAGGAGGAATTTATTGAATGGGGAAAGGTGTTCTGCCTTGATACCAGGAATGGTGCCGTAATCAAGAGACTCTATCCCACCGAGAATCCGGAGGTGGTTGAATGCCGGTCAATCAATCCGGAGTATCCTCCGTTCAGAGTCAATGTCAAGAACATCAATGGATGGTACAGGGTGCTGATGGTTTTATCTATGCAATAATATGAAAAGGTTTCTATCAATCATCATCTCGCTTGTGGTCTTTGCTGCAGTCGCCAATGCTCAGATCAGCATCAACAAGTCGGAGGTGGACAAGGCTAAGCAGGTGGCGACACTCTCCATGGCATGGTCATGGATCTACCAGGATAGTGACGGATACTATCTGGTCATGAAGAGTGACAACCAGTTCGATGATTCATACTGGCTGAATATCGGGAAGACCAAAGATGAATGTCTTGAATCCCTGGCATCCCTCAGTGAATTGTTTGACATGGGAGAGACGGAAAGATTCGACATCGACAATGGGATAGGGGAGTCTTATGATGTCACCCTCGGTCGTGAACTGGGAATAAAGAAACTGATCTTCCATGGGGAAGGTTATGCCGGTACGGGATACCTTCTCGCTTCCAACATAAGCAAGGCAGAGAAATGGATAGAGAAGAACGTGAAATGACGGAAGACAGGGAGTTCCAGGAGGAATTTTGGAAAGATCCGGAGAAAGTTATGAGGTTGCTGGACCTTATTTTCCTCGGGAAGGATGAAGGAGAGTTCCGGATAATGTCGTAATAATTGCAGAAAAGGAGGGAAAATTGACGAAAATCCCTCCTTTTTTGTGCATTTCTGTGCAAAAATTTACCACTTGAACAGGTCAAATACCACCCTGTTGGCATCCTGCATCACTCCCCATGCCTTCTCGGCATAGATGTCAGCGACCTGGAAGGAGCCTTTGTGGACCAGGCAGTCATCCACCGTTGACTTGTCCACACCTGCAGCCCTGGCAAGACTCGCCCAGGTATGTCTCGCTGCATAGGTGGTGAAGGGTTCAACTCCTTCCCTCTCGCACCATTCCCTGAGATACCTGTTGACCCATACCGACAGCCGGTCTCCCTGATGAGCGACCGAATGCAGCCTGTTGAGCCACCATGGCCCTGTCCCTCTCAGCCTTTCCAGGAATGGCTCCATTTCCGGCTGGATCTTCACCCTCATCTCGGCATGGTCCGCCCTCCGTGTCCTGGTCTTCTGCCTGTTGTAGACCCATTCCTCCTCTACATTCTGGGCTGTGTACAGGTCCGCCATGTTCGCTCCCATGAGGCAGAAGGAAACGATGAACGCATCCAGTGCGGTCCTGATGTAAGGCGAGTCCTCCTCAGCTGAGATGATCCGCTGCATCAGTTCCCTTCCGAGGTTCCTTTGCCCCTTGTGCAGAGGATAGGTTTTCGGGATCTTGTCGAAAGGAGACTTCGGGATAAGGATCTGCCCGCTGTCCTCATCGTTGTACCTGTCCTTCGCAGCCTGGAAGATATGTTCCAGCTTGACGATGTAGGTGGTGGATGACCCCTTGGACACCTTGCCCTTCGATGTGACCACCTTCTCACCGGTGTGCCGGTTATACCATATCTTCTTCTGGTTGTCCACCAGATCCACGAATTCATGGAGCAGGGGTCTCGATATGTCGTTGATGTCGATTTCCCTCTTCCCGAGGAATCTCTCAAAGGCGCACAGGGCTGCAGAATATGTCTTCCTTGTGCTTTCCTCCTTCGACATGATAAATGTATCGGCCCACTCGAAGAAATCCAATCTGAAGGACTTTTCTGCGAGTCCCGACTTTATCCTCTTCACCACCCAGTCCACATCATGGTTGTCCAGGTCGAATGGGCTGATGCCGGAAGCCTCGGTTCTCATCTTTGCGATGAGGGCATCGGACTTGTTGAGGATTGTCGGGTTCTTGATCTTGAGTGACCTGGTCAGGTCAGCTGCTGTGCATACCAGCGTTGTGGCGAGTCTCCTGGACTTGCCCTTGAAGGTGACTCGGATGTTGACCGGATAGGTCCCGTCCTTCCTACGGTTCCCTGGGATGATGATGGCTTTGAAGGTGATCATGGCAGCGGACGATTTTCAGACAAAAATAAGACAAAAAATTCAATCATAAAATATCGTCTACCTGCCATGCATGGAAATGCAATTCCTCCCGTAATGCGGGAATTCCGCTCCTGGAGCCCTGAGTCGGATGGTGGTGAAAAGATTTTTGCTATCTTCCTAAGATGTATGGATATTCGGTTATGCTTCAGTATTTTGCATTCGTCATAGTGGGTAACAGATTTTGGATTCAGACAAAATGCAGACAAGAATTGCATAAAAAAGGGACCCGGTCACAACTCCGAGTCCCCAAAATCCTTATACAAATAGATGACGAAATCTACTGTTCGACAAAGATAGTCATT